TCGCGATAGGTATGGTGATAGCAGACAGCCAAACGTTAAAGCGAGCAACCCAAAACGAAACAAATGCAGGATATATGCCATAATGGGACACGTGCCCGGCTTTGGTTCACTGTTACCATAGTGATACACTTACAAAGGCAGTCCTAGTAATACATCAGCCCTGGGCTATTACCAGCACAGGCTGATTCATTATAGTCTTGGTTCAACGAATGTTGACTGTTTATATAGCCTGTTGCCATACTTTGTCCATATACGTTTATCAACAGCATCACTGAAGTGAGTAGCCTCTTCAGGCAGAATAGATTTCTTGCGTTCACTGCTCTTATCTTTCTCGAACTTCCCGTTTATTTCTTTAACCTGGGTATTATTCATACTGATCAGTGTGTACTTACAATTCTTTCCATTAAATATAACTTTAGGGAATAAAGGATTATTACCCTTGAGTATGTTTCCCCAAAGCAAGTATTTCTCATGTTGTGGTGGTTCCTGACCCGCATGTACTTTGGGGAATACATTCCATCCACTCTTTTTAAATCTATCTATTGCTTGTTCATTGTATGGTTTACTCGCTTTAACGTTTGGCTGTCTGCTATCACCATACCTATCGCGATAATAAAAGATATCTTTGCATGAATTATGCTGATAATACTCACACACTCTATCAACCAATTCATTGACTATTACATCACTTGTTTGATCAGGTTTAAGAAAAAATTCGTTTATTACACAATCAACAGGTTCTATCTTTCTGGTTGCAAAGTTATAGTTGCGTTCTTGCCCTATTGAGAAGAGGCATATGCTTGCACCCCAATCTGGTACTAACTCAATGGGCTTTGTAGGATCACAATCAAGATCCATTCGTGCATCATATTTTTCCATCTGGGAGAAATCCCAATTTGTATTTTCTGCAACATCACGTATAAAGCTTGCATTTGACGCATCGTAATAAACATGAGTTTGTGAATCAATATGATAATAGCAATCTTCAACTTTATCAATAATGTAATTCAGGATCTCAACCAGGAAAGTGAGTAGCGTTTGTTTATCGTATTCCCGGATAATGTACGAAAGCCCCAAATTGCTGATGTTATCAAAAGCATTTGCCAGAGTGAAAAGCAGTCCTGATTTTGATACGAATGGAGTGATTTGCCTTTTTAGCCTTACTATCTCATTCCAAATATCTTTGAATAATGCTTTATTGGCTTCCTTATGCGCGCTTATCAGCTGCAGCTGCATTTTTACAATCCGGTTCCAGATATCAAAAAGCAGAATTCCTGCTTCCTTCTCGTAATAATCGCCAAATTCCAAAAGCCATTTTTGCTCCTGGGTGTATGGCATTGAAGAAACATATTTGAATCCGTGATGCTGACGGATTGGATTGGGCGACCTTTTCCCAAACTTTTCATCATTTCCCCGGTTCGTTGGGCTTACTTCTTCATCATACCTGGCTTTATTGATGGTCAAAGCTTCGTCAACAATTTCCCTGTCGATATTCGGACCACGAGCAGATCCTTTTCTATCCTGGCTTAACATCAGGAAGCCGGTCCCGTTTGCGAAACTTATAAAATTCTCATGCTTCAAAATTGGCTCATAGGGTGTAAGCCACGATTTATCTGGCTTTCTCCCGATAACATAATCTTTATCCTTTTCATAGCCAAGTTCCCCCAGGAACTTAAATGTTGAGGGTAAAGTCCTTGTCAACAATTGCCCGTAAGTTTGGCCAGTGATGGATGTTACCGATCGAGGCATATTCCGGATGATCTGGTTTAATTCCCATCCCATGGAAAAAGATTTACCGGTACCACGCCCCCAGATATCTACTGTACTCATTGCATTATTAAGTACCGATATCTGTTGAGGATTATTGAGGCTGATTATATTGTTTATCATGTTCCCATTATTTCTTCAGCTTGCACATCGGTAATTTCGTTCCCGGAGAACAAAACCCGGTTAATTTCGGCAACAGTATTAGCCGGGAGTTTACTCAGCTGATCAGCATCGATATTAACGGTGTTGTTGTTATTTTGAACAACGATGTAGAAATTGTTCTTTTCCATCCGGCGTGGATCTTCAAGTTCTTCTGTTTTCTTGCCCAGGGCATGGATCAGGTTGGCATGCTCCATGGCTATGATTTTTAATGCGGCTGGTGAGCTGTTGTTCCGGCACCGGTCGATATTGCGAACAATATCATTCATTAGCCAGGTTTGCCAAAAATCGTAATCGAATGTATATAGCGAATTGAACAATCGCATTGCCATCCTGATATCATTAAAAGCCTGTGTTTTCCCAACATTCGGGAACTTAGCCATGTGTATGGCCATGGCTTGCTTCTGTATTGGATTTTTATCCAGTACTTTTGCCACTGAAACAACTCTTTCAAGTATTTCCTGATGCTCTGCACTCAGGGGCGACTGCTCAGGCTGCAAAATGTGCGCCTTTATCAGTTCGTAGCTTACATCTTCAATTCCTATTCTGCTCATTGCGCTGCCTGGTTTTTATATTGTAGCATCATTTGCTGAGCCGGACTACTACCGTTCAATGCTGCCTGCAGTATTGAAGTCCTCAGCTCCACTTCCGTTTTTATCCATCCTTTAAAAAATGCCAGGTAACCGGGTCCGGATTTGATGTTGATCAATTCGGTAAACTCATCTGGATCCACTCCGATATTTATAGCAATATCATCCGGAGGCAGAAACAGGGTAGCCATGCTCTCAATTTCGTCAAGTTGTTCCTGCGTGAAATTCATCTTCTATTACTTTAAAGTCAAATTCAAATACTGCCGGATCGGTAAATATTATTCCTCTCTCGAGCTTAGGGTTATCGGTTGCGTTTTGGCTGGTAACAATACTTATCTTCCAACTATCATTATAAATCAAAGCTACTTTTGCGTGAACTGAAGTGCACCGGTAATCAAATGCTGTTTGTAGCATTTGAAACGGTTTCGGACTCATCACCCGTACCCGGTTGTCAATTAATAGCCTTACCGATTGTAGCAGTCCTGATTGTTTCCTCGTTAATAGTTCTTCAATTGATTTCTGACTGAAGCTGTAACTTGTCATCAGCAAGTTTGCGGGGCCGGTCTGTTTCAGAAGGTAAATTATAAGCCTTACCAGGTTAAAGTTTGCCCAGGAATAAAAGTGCAGGTTTTGCCCGGGTACCAGATCGCCGATAGTTTGTGTTAAAATTTTGTGATCTGCGCTAAAAGCTTCAGGAATGCCGTTAACTGATAAAACCACAGGGCCGTTGCCGGTTGCCTGTGGTTTCGCGCTGACGAGGATACGGGTATTAACGAGTATGGGCAATTTCTACAATTTTGAATTCAATGCGCTCAATTTCTTTTTCCCTTTCTTCAATTGTTTTTTCCAGATCAAGCCTTTTAGGGCCTTCGGGCATTGGGTTCGAACGCTTTTGTTTTGTTTCTTCCTGGTACTCCAGTTTGTTTTTTGCCTTATGGATATTTATCTGGAGGGATTTCTTCATCGCCTTCAGTTTAGCGATATCATTTGGCAATTCGTCAACTGCTTGCTCAGTTTTTTTTACTTCACCAAACAATGCATCTATGTCGGGTATGGTTCCGTTTTCGAAGTATAATTCTTTAGCTGCGTACAGGAGCTCCAGGCGCTGCGAGATCTCGGCAATGGAATCACTCAGAACTTTACGTTTTTTAACGTTGGCCGGAGCATTGTCAGGAGTTACATCTGTCATCAATCCATGCTGCTGGGCGCGAAGGTTATAAAGCCTGGAGTATTCCGATTTTACTTTTTCAACTTCGGCAGGATAGGTTTCATTTTTTGTAGCTCCAGCTGAAGGTTTATCTTTCCAGTCTTCGCGCTTTTCGTTTTCAGTTGCTTCCGGACTGGATTTTTCTGAAACTTGCTTCTGAGCTACAACTATCTTTTCGCCAAGTAAATCGCCTAAAAACTCTGCAGCTTTTTGCATTGTGTCTTTTTCAGATTCATCTGTATCCTGATCACTGCTTTGCGCTTCAACAGTTTCTTGTTTATAAAGTCCCGAAGCTTTCAGTAATTCATATTTCAGCTTATCGGCATACCGGTTTGGCCGGTTTGTCATGATCCTTATCATTTGGGGCATTACTTTGCCAATTTCGGAAAGTAATAACAGTCCGGAGTTATACTCTTCACCATTATCAATCCACTGTTGTACTTTTTCTTGCGTCGTCATCGCGTATGAGTTTAAGAACTGAAAGCCCTTATTCAGGGCTTTCAGTATTTGGTTTCGAAATTTGCTTTTTACGAATGGGTTTAAGGTAGCGGCTTCCTGATTTGTAAAGCTTTTCAATTGTTTCGATGGGGATATCGTCCCGGCTGAAATCAATTGCTCCGCATTGGTGAGTTATCACCTTTCCGGGAACTATGCCCACTACCTTATAACTATCCTTCCACGACATGGGTTAGATAGCTGGAGTTAACGGGATATCGCCCTCGTAAATATACGCGTTGCAGGTTTTGTAAGTAAATTCCATACTTACACCTCGGCGTGCAGCGGTTTCCTTACCGGTTCCAATTCCGTCAGGTGATCCGTCCATGGTGGCAGGATGGCCGGCGTCGCCCATCAGGTACATTTGACCGGTTCCGTCCTCAACTATGAAAACCAGGTTTTCATTTTTGGCGGCGTTGATAAAACCGAGTACTGTTTTCTGCAGTCCTGGGTGAAACAGCGAAAGGTGCTCAACAAACGATTTGCCATCTTTTTCACCAACTGTTTCAATCTTGAATTCGCCGGTGTCGTCAGTAAGATAAAGCTCCCACATGCGTTTGCCGGTGTTCATCGCAATATCGCCTGTTAGTGTTGCTATTGCTTCAAGGGTTGTGGCAGTTGCCAGGTCGGGCTTCGTAGGCCAGGTTTTTACATCTGCATGAAAACCGTAATAAACCCTTTGCGCAATTCCTCCCGGGTTACATCCTCCGGGAAGGTTTTTATTGATATTTTCTAAAGTAAGTGCCATTTTAAAAAGGTTGTTGAAAGGTTAAAAATGCCCCGGTTTCCCGGGGCCTTTACTTTATTTGGCTAATTACGGAGTTGCGTCCAGGAGGTTAGTCCACACTGCAGCATCCATGCCGAAGCCAATACCTTCCCACCAATCGCACATGAAGGAAACCTCACGACGGTATTCTTCAATTTTGATATTGGTTTTGTTGGTGGCTTTTTTGGTAAGATGGATCAGGTTTACCTTTGGGGTGGCAAATATCACATCAGTGCCATTCAGTGATGGAAGGGCTTTGATGTTCTGTGGGCTGAAATCAATTCCCAAATCGAGTGATTTGTCGGAAGGGATGGTATAGAATCCTTGTGTACGTTTATCACGTAAATAGGCTTTAGCCCATTTTGGCGACATGCATACATCCATGGATACATGCTGGTACAATTCAGCAATTCCGTCAATAAACAATTCAACCTGGTCGAAAATGGTATCTGTTGATAAGGCTCCCAGAACCACTGAATTAATGGTATCGGCATTAACTCCGTCCTGCAGCTGTTTTACAATTCCGTTCATCGACGCTCCGGTAGTGGCAGCTGTTCCCGGGGTTGGGGCAACGTATACACCTTTGCCGTACTCTTTCAATTCCATATCGCTGTTAATCTTGGCGATATATCCCTGATCAGGATGCTCGATGAGGAATTTGATAAGGGGCCACGCTTTGCGGTCAACACCTTGTCCGGCAAGGAAACCTGCCCAGGTATCTTCTACATCATCAGGCCAGATGCTTTCGTCAACTTTGAAATGATACAACCGAAGTTCATTCGGTGTCATCGCGGCAGCATTTTTCGGTGTCCAGCCTTTTTGAAATGCCTGAACTATACTGTCGATAGTAAGCTGACCCATTTGGTAAATGGTATCATCAGTTTTTATTGGGGTGCAAATTCCCGGGGTTACCAATCCCTGGGTGAGCATACCACGAATACGGGCCTGGTTCTGGCCTGAGTTCAGATAGTATGCGCCAAATGCGGTTACAATTTCAGAAATGTCCATTGTTATGCGAGGGTTTTAAGGGTTTACGAGTTTGTATGAAGATTAAACTTCAATTTTCATGTGCGGAAGACCGTTCAGGGTTTCCCAGTCAACGCCATCTTCCGACTTTCCTTCCGGATCCTTTTGGGTATGGGTTCCTGATGCCTGAACACCTGGTTTTTTTGCAAGTAAAGCTTTAACTGCTTCCAGTTTTGCCACGGGAGTGGTGGCGGCTGCAACGGTTGCATCCAGGGTATCAAAAGCTGTAACAGCTGCTGTGCGCTCATTTACTGCTGTATCGCGTTCAGTTTCGGCGGTAGTCCTGGCAGTTTCAGCTGCGGTTTGAGCCGCTACAGCTGCAGGTACCTTTCCCAGTTCAGCTTCAATAGCCTCAAACTGGCCTTCATTCAGGTAGATGCCTTCTTCGGTACTATCCAGTTTCTCAACCTTCAGCACGGTATTTACAAGCGTGAATTGTTTTTTCATGGTATTTTTAGGAGTTAGAAATTTAATAATCTGGGCCCCGATCTTTTTTGCCAGTGATTCTTCATTTACTGTTTCGGGTTTTTCGGCCGGATCAGGAATTGTGGTTCTTCCTGGTACCGGATATCCTGATGCGGTTACCATCGCCATAAGGTTAACATCCTCCAGGTAGTTTATTGCCTGTGCCGGTTTTACTATTTCGTCAACAAATCCCATTTTTAAGGCTTCGTCGGCGTTCAGCCATTTTTCTTCCTTCATCAGGTTCAGCACGTCCTGAATGCTCATTCCGGTTTTATCCTTGTACATGCGTGCAAGTACCAGGGTAATTTTTCCAAGATCGTTTTTTTGTTTCTCGAGATCGGCAATTATTTCATCGATATCATCCTCGTTCATGTTTTTCCACATGTCGATACTAAACATGGGTTTGTGAATGAGGTAAAAAGCGTTTTCGCTCATCCGTATCTTTTTGGCTCCAAGTCCTAAAAGAGTTGCCGATGAGGCATTAAACCCGGTGTAAAGTATGGTGATATTTCCGTGAGTGGCAAACTGGCCGTGTATGTCGATGGCATGATCTACTGATCCGCCCAGGCTGCTAACGTTTACTTCAACTTCATCTTTGGCGCTGTCCTTCAGCATTTCTCTAACGTATTGTTTCGAGAATTGCCAGGGGCCAATTTGTCCGTCGATGACTATTTTTTTCATCTTTTACCGTAATTTTTCAGCAAATGTGAACTGTAAAATCGCCCGGTAAAAGGACAAAAACGGCCGTTAAATGGGTTTTCTTTTAATCAACAATAGGCGCAAACTCCTCAACTACAGGGCTTCCGTCAGTATTTGTTTCAAACTCTAACAGCCGGGTATTGGTAGTTAAATCGCCGGCTAAAGTTATGGAGTAGCCTTTTTTAGCCGATGCATCAGCGCCCGAATCGTATTCCCAGGTGAGTGTAAGTCCTAAATCCCTGCTGCCTATCGAAAGGTAATTGCCTTCGCTGTCGCGTATAATTACGAAAAGTTTATATTTCATAAACTGATCAAGAAGCATATCATTGGCATTGGACCAGCCATAAGCCGATGCAGTAACTTTGTGTGTATACTTGCTTCCTGCTGCTGTTTTTGTTGCTGTGCTCAGGTGATTAATTGTTTCGCGTGAGCAAATTACCTGCAGCACCATTTCGACATCGGTAACTGTAATTGTTTGGTCAATTAAAGTTGCTATGTTTTGAACCGGGATCAAAAAAAGTGCAAGGTTGCCGGCAAGTGATTCAAGCGGTCTGTTTAGTGTCTTCATAGTGCTTTATTGCTAGGTGCGATATTGTCCCGAGTTTGGACAATGTCGCCAGAGATATATTTTTAATTTGTGCAATTATTTCTTTCGAAATATTCACCCTGTCGCGCTGGTTTCGCTGAAAATCTTTGCTTATGCTTTCAAACTTCCAGATGTCTTCGTAAAATCCCGATTCTTCCTGGAAGCGGAGTATTGCCGACTGCAGTTCCATAACCATGGCATATCCCCCAACAAAGGTGTGCATCATTAGTTTTGTTTGCCGCTCAACGTGTTTTCCAAAAGCGATGGTATCCGTTAAGGTAAGCTCCCAGCCATGCCTGTAAAAATCATCATCCGAAATAAGTATTTCAATTTTTTCGGAATACTTGTTTAGCGATAGCTTGCTGTAGTATGAATCGTCACGTTTGCATTTCTTTTTCAGCAACCGGCGAAATTCGGCCTGGAGCATTTTATGATTTGATAAGTTGGCCGGTTCCCCGCAGTTTATCTGCAGGAATCGCTTCACATAGGGCTTACAAGGCAATTCAACTGTAAACATGGGCAAATATAAGGTTAGGGGGTTAGGGTTGGAAAGTACAGCGGTTAATAAATAATTAAAGTAGCCGGGAATGATACTTAATACTTTTATCACACTCAGCTATTTTGCCGCTTATTTTATCCTGTAATTCTTTCATTGTGCTCTCGGACAATCCAACTAATTCTTTTAATACAACAATACTTGTCCATAACCTTTCGTAGTGGTTTTTAACATCTGTTTTAGCCGCTAAACGAGCTCTGATTTTTAAATTATCCATTTCTTACTGTTTATCATACATTTCTTTGAAAAACTTCTGGCAGTTGTACACTATATGCGCAACAGCCTGCACTTCATTTTTACCACTGATTGTCACAAAGCGCATTTGCATTCCTACTTTGTTGAAAATCTTATCCAGTTCATCAGGTATATGCAATACCCCTTCGCTATCGGCTACGGTCCAGTCAGGGATTTCTGTTTCTGGTTTTTTATCGATGATTTTTGATGCTTCATCAATATATTCCACTGATTTGATAAGCATATCTAAAGCAATTTCTGATCTTACTCCCGTAAAGCAATTCCTGATTAGTTTTTTTGCATTGTCAAGTTGTTCCATAAAGGATTTATTTAATTGGTTTTATACTCTCCAGTTTCTTTTTAAACGCTATAAAATCCAGCTTCATCCATTCCTTTGCTACTGCCCAGCCGATGGAACGTTTTACATCGAATGTGGACAGCTCCGTGCTGTGGTGCGATAGCTTTCCTTCGGTTGGTTTCAGTCCCTGGGCATGCAGCTCGCACAGACCATCGGTAAAAAATGTGCACGATTTCTTCACTGGATCCAACAGGGAAGTAATCATAGGAATATCGCTGTTATGAACTCCCATATCCAGGGCACCGGTCCAGCGTATAAACATAACCCGATCCTGGTACCCGGCCTCCAGTATCCTGATCATATCATCCGGAGTTCCCAGGCATGGATGCACACATTGCCGTTTGCACAACTGGCATTTGCAGTTGGTTTGTTTCTTGCCGGTTTTACGGCTGATTTTTTGAAAGGTGGTTTCCATTATTCCGAAGGTTCTTCAATTTCAACGGCAGCGGCTATAAATAGCATTGGCGCAATTTCATTGTCTTTAAACATATTGGTTTCGCTTACCAGCAGCAAGGCTTTCATTGCGTCAATATCATTGGCTTTCATGGTTTGTTTTATGATGTGTATGTAGGGCTCCAGCCGTTTCTGGTAGTCGTCGTTAAAAAACCTACGGGCAACGCTGCGCACTTCGTACAGTTTTGCTGCTATTTTTATTACTTTCTCCAGGCTCATAGTTGTGGATGGTTATCGAATGAAGTATCAAGGGTTTTCTTTGCTTTACTTTTACCGGAAAGCAGTTCCAGGTCACTTATAAGCGTAGTATAAAGTCTCAATAGATTTTGTAGCTCAATAGCTACATGAAAAGCTTTTATCTTTTCAGCATAATCAACAACTTTATTCACCTGGGCTTTTCGTTTTTCGTACTTAGTAATGAGTTGCGTTACTGTCATAATGCGCGGATTAAACAGATTACCACTACCCAAAAAACTATTACCGGTATTGCCAGCTGTAGGCAGCCTTTAAGTTTTATTCCCTGCACTTCGCCCGGAGTGTAAGCATCGTCAGGTATTTGTTTATACAGTTTCATCGAATAAGCTTTTTTGATTTGGATCTTCTTTTTGTTTCTCAGACTTGCAGATACATTTTTCAAAAACAAAGGCTTCGGCTTCACGCATATCAACAGTGCAACCTTCTAAAACATATTTACGCAAGTCCTTTTGCCATTCTTTTTCTGTGTAACAATAGGGTTCTACACATGCTGCAAATGTTTTTCCGCACTTACAGGTAATACATTGAGCTTTTGCCATCTCTAATTTTTGTATACGCTTAAATGAATAATTGCTTTTAATTTTCCTTCATTCTCCATTCCCCTGGCGAAATAGTATTCGGTCATTGCTCCGTTGCTGTCCTCATAGCCCGGGAGTATGGCAATATAATTGCAGGTTGCCAGGTAGGGGAGAAGGATCAGCATAGCATCGGCCCAGTTTGTGTTTTTGGGTACCAGGTCCATGGGGTTAACCACTTCATCGAAGCCTTCGGATAATAGAAATTGTTTGGCATAGTTGAATTTTTTAACTGCGTTTTTATAACAGAGTCCGGTTACTTTGCCGGCCAGGTATATGCGTTTCAAGTCACTCATGCACGTTCAGTTGGTTCGGCCCATGGTACCTTTATCCAGTCGTAAAACTCGCGTTCCGATTTCCAGTGTGGCGGCAGCTCCGGAATTGGGTTAATACATTGCCAGGTACTTTTACCTGAGCAGTTGCGTTTTTCAATGCAATCGGTCATCAGCCGCAGGCCGTCCTTGGTTCCGCACCAACCCAGTTTGCGCCATCCTACGGCCAGCACAGCATAGCTGTACTCAGCCGGACCGGTTCGTATGGCCAGCTGCCGGTAATAATCATAATCCTGGGGAATGAATAAATCAAGGTCAATGGATTCCGGAAGCAGTATTTGCATATAGCGGCCACTTGGACAGCCTTTTTGTATTTTACCTAATTTCAAAGCCTTTCTTACGAAATCCTTATTAACTTCTACCGTCTGCAAATCGGTAAACATATCTATACGATTTGTAACCAGCTCGGTCTTCGGTAAACAGCATAGTTCAATATCATGCACATCTGGTTTAAGTCTGCGGCAGCTGCCGGCAATATGCGTTATTTCGCAATGCTCCATTATAGCTGCCTGGGCTGCGTATGCAATTGGTAAAGCTGTTTCAAGTTGCATGGTGATCAGGGGTTAAAAGGGTAAATCGTCGCCGTCGTAATGTTCGCCAAATTTCCAGGTACCGGTTTTATATTCGTCCTTGAGTTTGGTAATCTGCATTTCAATTACCGTATTGGCATGCTCTGTGAATATCTTTTTATGCAGGTGTGTGTGGTTCGACTGTACCATATCGAAAAGCATTTGGCAACCTTTTAGCCTGGCAATATGCTCGCTGATCAGCTTGCGGTATGCTTCGCCATAATTACGTTTTGAGTTATCGTGAAAACATCTGGCTTCAACAAGTAAAGCTTTTTGGGCTTTAAGTTCTTTTTGAAAATCCAGCCTTATTTTTGTTTGCTCATCAACATACAATTCAAAGGCTTCTTCCAGTAATTCATACTTAATGGAATTGTATGTTCCATCTTCCTGGGTTTTGTTTCTGAAATCACTCCAGCCTTCAAAACCATGTTTTTGTACTGCTTCGTCTTTTGCTAATGCTATATTCATGACTGTAAATTATTAATGATCCATACTGATGCGGGTGTTCGGTGTGCCAGCGGGTTGCAGGTTCGGCCATAGCCGTTGTGATTGATAAGCTTGTTTTTAAAAGCTGATGTCATAACTGCGCCGTATGCTCTTCCGGTTGGCGGTACCGGCAGTCCGTGTGTGGTTTCGGCCCAGTTCCGGAAGTCCTCAGTCATAAATTCACTGGTATGGGTTTTCAGGAATTCTATCAGCGCATCCATGGCACGGTGTTGCCATAATGGGTTTTGAGCGTCGGCGGCATCAGCTGCCATGCTTATACCTATATCCCGCAGGAATTTTGCTTGCTCGGATGGGAGGCTGAGTTCGTTGATTGGTGTCATTGGATTGGTTGTTCGTTTTAAAATTATCTGAGGTCTGGAGCTTTTTCATCATAGCGAACCTGGTTGAACATTTCCCTCATCCGGGATCGTAACCGGCTGCCGTAAAAATCTTCAATTTGCTGTGCCGAAAGGTTGGTAGTGATATGGGTTGTATGCCTTGGAACTACATCGTAACGGCGGGTAAGTATGTAGGCCATTACGTTAGTGGTGTTTCCGAATTTCTTACGTACATCCTCAATGCCCAGGTCATCAAAGCAAATTCCCAGGTCGGTATGCCTGAAGATGTTGCTGTTCGATGGTGTTTTTATAGCTTTCGAATAATACTCAAGTATGTCGCGTTTATCTCCGCCATCTTCAGCAATGTAGCTTTCGGCTACTTTGAGGCACGATTGAACTGAGTAGCAGGATTGCTGGTTAACCATAAACATTTTCATCAATGTAGTTTTCCCGCATCCTATTGGGCCCATTATCATAAGTCCTTTTTGCAGCGAATAACCACGGCTTACCTGCTTGCCTTCATTGTTGGTATAGGTTAGTTCTTCAAATCGGGGATCACCGGTAAAATACAGGCACAGCGCCCAAAATATCTTTCTGTTTGTAGGGGTAAACCTAAAATGCTTGCCGGTATGGTTTTTAAATAAATGTACCAGGCGAATGGCCAGTTGCCAGGCTGTGAAACTGGGGATATCGTTACCGGTGTTATTAACTTTATTCCAGTATTTGGGCTGCTCAACAGTTTCAAAATACTTACGTTCCCTGGCTTCGTACATGGCCTGGGCATATTGCAGCTCGTTTAGTTGGCGTGTGCGCACCTGGGCTCCATCGTTAACCCTGAGCAGCATCATATTTACAAACTTCTGCTTTTCGGCCATCGTAAGTTCAATTTCCGGATATCCTGTTTTATAACTCTCCATATCCTTCGGCGATAACGTTTGTTGAAGTAAGGTTTGAATTGGTTTGGGATCTTCTTTTTGATTCATTGGTAGCTGTTTTTTTTGATTCAATTGCATTCCAGGCCGCGCCCCAGCTGTTAATCCTTTCGTTAAGTTCCCAGGTGCGTTCAAGCTCAAAACGCAAGCGCTTTCCGTTGGGGTTGAGTTCCGACCATTTTTTAAAGAACTTCTCCAGGCATGCAGTTTCATATTTAAATTCGAACGATGCGACCGCCCCCCGGAAAAGCTCTTTTCTTTTTTCAATATCTATTTTGAAATAGTCTTTTGAAAAGAGCGTGATTTGCGGAGCGCCATTTTCACTCTCCTCTCCTTTACTTTCATTTTCTATACTTTCCTTTCCTTTACTCTCCTTTGTGGATTTATCGGTCGATAAATCGCTTTTATCGGTCGAATCTTTGCCGACAAATCGAGTTTCCCGGGGGGGATTCGGCGGAGAAATCGCATTTCCCGTAGGATTCCCGGTGGATAAATCGGGATTATACACCGTTATATTCGCCCTTTTCGGTAGAGAAATAAGCAAGTATCGTTTATCAAACACAACCGATATCCGTTCAACGGTTGCCATTACATAAGTCTCCTGGATGCGTTTGCTGGTTAAAATACCGTAGTTCTCGTACAGGCGCATATCAAAAAGGTTTCGCCTCAGGCAGGTTTGTATCACTTCCATAATTTCATTCGATCTGAGCCCGTAGCCTATTCTTCGGCTCATCAGCAGGCATTCATCATTGCCGAAATTGTAGTAATAACCTTTATTCCTGTAAACGGCTCTCCAGATCCGCTGTAGTACAATTTCTCCAAGCATTCCGCATTCAGCCAGCATCATCGAAACTTTGTCGTTTTCTTCAAAATCAACAAAAGTAGGATGATACTCAAGCCCTATTTTATTCGATCGTCCCATGCTATTTACGGGTAATTGGATATATAGTTGAGATATGATGTCCGGATGGGTTACCATCTGCGTTTTGTACCTGTACCATATCGTCGTACACTGCAATCACCAGCCGGTTATGTGCTCCGTGATCGATAACCAAAACTTTGGTACCTGGTACCAGATTTTTGCGCCAGTTTTCGATATCAGCAAGATGGAAAAGGATTGAGATCAGGTACCTGATCAGGGCGAAAGTAAATACCGACAGGCATATAAGTATTAAAATTAAAATCGATACAAGTACCGGGTATAAGAGCTGCTGCATATAGGTTAAATTTTTACGGTTAAAGCGGTTTCTATTCCATAAATAATCATCCTGTTATCCAGGTACCTGACTTTAAAATCAGTTTTACCTTTGTTGGCGTTGCGCTCGAAAAAGCCCCGCATTTTCAATTTTGTAACCATGGCCAGCGCCGCTTCATCCTTTTTTCTTTCCATCCTGGCCAGCTGCGGCAGCTTTTGTTTTACCGGCGAATTCATCCACTCGTAAAACCAGTTAACCTGATCGGCTGTAGCTGGAGTAAGGCATTCGCCCTGGTTAAGTTTTTCAAAAAAATCATGTTTCAGCATGGTATGTTTCCTCTCTTTTTTAACCGGCGCTCAGTACGATTAAGCAGCCGGTAATGTGGTGTAAGCTCAGGACCGAAATTATCGGGTATTATCTCCCCCGGGAAAATGTATAGTTTCTCATAAATCAGGTAAACTCCCCTGGTTGTGGCATCACTCCTGAACTTTTCCCATTGTTTTATTTGTTGCTTTTGGTTCGCTTCGGGAGTTGCCCTGTGGTCAGTCATACGCTTTTATTTTATCGATTAAAATCCTGGCATGTTTTTCAATATGTGATTTAATCTGGTCAACAGATTCATAGCACTTATCTTCGTGTATGCTGTCGTCAAACGGAAGGTTAAACTGTATTACCCATCGTATCCGGCTAGTAAACCAATCAGTAAGCTTTGGTTCCTGTGTAATATGAGCAATGGGCAATTCGTAAAAAAACAACCTGTTGCCAACCCAATACAATCCCTGGCTCGAGTTGGCGTATGGGGCTTTTTCCTCCATCACTTTATCTTTGTAATCCGATTCAATTTGCGGCGACCGTCTTTAAATTCACCAACCTCATAAGTAAGGCTGATCTGTTTTGTCTGGTCTTTTGGAATCTCTATTTTAAGAGCATCAATAAGTAATAAGCGTAAGCCACGCACTGGGGCCGATAGTGTGGCAACTAACTTGCTTTTTATTTCAAAGCCGGTTGTAGCGTCTTTATAATACAATTCGTTGTCGTCAATCTCTAACCCAAAATGAAAACCTTTTTTTAGCTGCAGCAATAATTCTGCTGGATGGTTAAAGGTTACACCCAAATTAGAAATGGTAATAATCGCCGGCTTGTTCTTTTCAACAAAGTTGATGCAAGCTTCAGGAGTTAATGTGATTTTGTTCATGGTGATTGATTTGTTTTGGTGAATAATTGTTGATTAAAAAGAATTATTTTGTTTCGCCCCTGGCAATCATTATTTCCCTGAGCCGGTTTTGTTTAAATCCTGATTTAATATCTTCACTCCAAATTCGTTCATGTTCCTCGCACAATCCTATTGTTATATATCCGCTGCCATGTTTTACAGCAGTTCCGCAAAACGCGCAGTTTTTAAAAGGATCATTTGTTTTCCAATCGAATTCCATTTCATTATAATTTGTAGCGGGTCCGGGAGTCGAACCCGGTCCGTGTGGGATATGAGCCCACCGACTTAGCCATTTGTCCTACCCGCGATAGGTGCCGGTCTTTCCCGGCTGCCAGGTATCTTCCATCTATATTCGGCTTAAAGAGTATGGCACTCTGTAGGTTCTGTTTACAGGCTTCATTTACGCAGGCTCTTTACCAGGGAGCAATGTTGTATCTGCCAATATCAAACCGCCATTTAATTTTTTCAAAGAACTAACCCCCCAGGGGTGCCGGTCTTTGCCGACTGTCAGTCATCGTGCAATTGGCCTGCTATGTTGCCCCGGAGACAGGGTGGCCGGAGAGGCGAGCATTGCGCGTTTAGCTTCAGACAGGAAACTTTCCGATGTCCCCAGCCTCAAATTATTCTACAGCAGCTTTCAGCTGCAAATGCTCCAACTCGTAGATGCGTGAGTCAATTGATTTTTTACGTTTCTGGTAAACCTCTTCCTGCTGCTTTACAATAGTTTTGGCTTCGTCAGGGAAGCGTTCGGCGGTTATCTGGAGCAAAGCTTTGGCTTCTTCAGGTAAATAGCCAGGTGTGGAAGTATCGAGTTTATTTAGCAGGAATGATCGCATTACCTGGTTACGTTGCGAGGGCATTAGGTTGCGCATGAAATCAATATTCTGTTTTTGATGAAATGAAGATTCCTTTTCTCCCATTGATTTTGCAAGAGATGAGCTTACTGCAAACCACATTACCTGCATCAAGGCTGCCCATTCATTCTCTGTCAGATCTTCCGAATATTTGGGATAATCCATTTCTTGCAGTAGTGCTTTCGACTCCAGGTAAGTCTTTTCAAACTGCAATTCAGCATTACGCTTATCCTTTGCTTTTAATCCGGTTAATTCAGTCAACTCTGCTGGTTCTGTTCCTGCTGCAGTCGATGTTTTATCCCGCTCAGCATATACAAATTTTCCTTTATCGTTTCCGGCTACCATCAGGCATTTGCGTATATCGCCACTCTGAATCTTAGTTTCGTATTCAGCCAATTCTTCCTTATATTCTTCCAGCTCTTCTGTATATTCATCCAGTAATTCTGGATTTTCCATGCGGTCTTCATAAGATGGTTCTTCTGGAGCCTCCGGTTTAGTAATAATTAACCTGTTCGGTATTTTTTCAACCAGCAATCCTTCACTTATCAGTTTATCCAGGTCTTTTTCAGCATCACCATAGAGATAATTAGGTGCTATTAGTGCGGTGGTCGGTTCTTCTTCCACCACTTTAACCAGGTTCTGGCGGAACTGGTAAGCCGATTTTGCAGCATAACAAACCGGGTTCATGCAAATGCCTTCCGTTTGCATTTCGGGAAAAAGCAATTGATTAAAAGCGGTATTGTGGGGGCAAAGGTTGCAGGGCAATTCAGCACAGGGATACGTTTCGTTCAGGTCGAAAGTGGCAAGTTTCAATTTGCTCGAGTAATTGCGTTCAATTTTATCACGCATATCCTTAACCGACCTCAATCCGTATCTTGAGCCATTGGAAGTAAATTCCATATCAAACAAATTTGATTGGTTTGCCGGACTTATCTTACATATTTCCAGCGCATGGCCCAGTGTGATAAGTTCCTTTTCCAGCAGCTTTGCAAAATCTTCAATCAGGTAATTTAACTGCAGGCGGTGCCTCACATAAGTTTCTGATTTTCCGAACCGGGTGGAAATCATCAGCGGGGTATATTGCCGATGCTCAACCAGCAGTTTGTATGCTTCCGCTTCATCAAGCGGACTTATATCCTGGCGCTGCAGGTTCTCGGTAATACGGAAGTCCTCGGCCTCATCATCCGTAAGATCACGCACAATGCAGGGCACTTCTTTTAGTTTGGCTTTTTCTGCAGCCAGGTACCGGCGCTCACCACATACTATTTCAAAACCATCGGCATCAGGGCGAACTATAATTGGCTGCAGCATACCCAGCTGTTTCAAACTTTCAGCTAATTCTTTAATCGAATTTTCATCGATGTTGCGGCGTGGATTCTGTTTGCTTGGCGCAATCTGAATCATTTTAATTTGTGTAATTCCGCTCATGCTGCACTGGATTTATAAGTTGCTACAACATCATTGGTATATCCCAGGTGGGAGCGGAGCAGGTGCCTCATATAAGGCTTGGGAGTTACACGTTCAACATCTATGTTTTCCTGCAGGAAATTCAGGATGCTTTGCAGCTGTGGCTTTTTTGCCACTTTGCCTACCGGGAATTTTTCATCAAACTCCTGGCGTAGTTGTTCAATTGATTTAATGGTTTTTGACATGATGATTGGGATTATTGAGTTTTATGGGTTTCTAAAAGTTTTTCTTGAAATTTTCTTTCATCGAGATCATATCTCAATAAATTGTTAGATTGCTTAACAAGGTTAGCTTGTGCTTTTGCTTCTTCAATTGTAATCTTTGCATCACTTAGGCGTTTCATTACGATTGATAAATGTTGGAGTAATTCTTCTTGTTTTGTCATTGTTTTAGGATTTGATTGGTTAGTGAATCGATTAATTGAAACTCAGGTGGTCCGTAAATATTTGGTATTTTTATATTGTTTTGAATTGCTAAATGTTTGGCTATCATGGAATAATGGTACTCCCAGCATTTAAAAGAAATGCTATTTGTATCTGTTTCTTGAATTAAATCAGTCCATAAAAAAAAAACAGGTAAACAGGTAATATCAATAAATCTATATGCTGAAGAACCATTATTTCTACGTTCTCCCAATACCTCATGTAAAAAACAAGTTGATATTCCTTTACCCCGATAAGGTTGCATATAGTTTAGATTATAAACTGCGTTCTTTTTATTTAAAAGACCACTACATTCATCAACTAGTGCTCTCCAAAACCCCATTGTAATACTTTTATTCCTAGTTATTATTGAGTATTCAGGGCAGTTGTGATCACCAGATATTCCAAAATATTTTGATGATATTTTATCAAACTTTACTTCTACTGGCTCAAAATCCAAAGAGAATCTAAGTGTCGAGTAATCCCCATCACCAAAGGAAATAGTATGTTTTTGTGGTTTCATATTTATTGGATTATTGATGATTCAAATCGATGGATGATCTTTTTCCTCTGGCAGCTTTTTGTTTATGCTTTTCAGCAATCAGCTGCAGGTATCCGCCCCGGGTTAAATCTTCCCTGGCTTGTTGGATGTTGATCACCCAATGCTTATTCTTAGCACCCTTGCTGATGAGCGTGGCTTTAATAATTCCGCTCTCGCACATTTGCCTGATAGTTGCCGGACTGATTGAAAGGATCCTTGCCGCTTCCTGCACTTTAACCATAGCCGGAACTGCCTGCTTCTGAATTAATTCACGAAGCGTTTGGGTGTTTTCGCGTATAGCAGCTGTTAGTTCCTGGAGCTCGGTCATACTAATTATATTATACCGGCTTTGGCAGCCATCGAAACAATATGATATTTACTGGTGGCGCACATTTTTTCGCGCATACGGGCAATGATGGTAAGTACCGTATTAATGGATATTCCCAACAGGTCCGCAATCTCCTTATCCGCTTTACCATCTCCCATCAGGTGAATGATATCTCTTTCCCTGGGAGTAACTTCCACATGATTTATCAGGGCATGTTTATCGCCATCAAAATCAGTAAGCTGGCCATCAACTATATCGGCGTTTTGGTTAAATCCGCTCAGGTACCAGCGGATAAAATCAAACACAAACTGAACATCATTTGGATACCGGCTACGCATTTTACTGTAAACCGGATGTTCAATAAGTATATTCAGGATCAGATCATAGTACCTGTTCCGGTCGGGATTCACAGGCACAGTTACGCCGGCTTCCATAGCCATGATTAATCCGTTCCATGGATCAATAAAATACTCAATGCTTCCCTGCTCAGTTAAAGCTTTATTTAGCTGGTTCATAAGTCGACGATTTTAGGCGGTTAACATTATTCGAAAAAGTCAACTCAAGCTCTTCCTTGTAGTCTACGAATGCATTAAATATGGTACTGTTATAAAAAGTCGGATTAATGCCCAGGGCGCGGGAGATATACACGTTTGAATATCTCTTTTTTGTTTTCTTAAAAATGCGGTCACTTAGCAATGCAGCCCAATTGCGGGGCATAGTTACTTTAGCGTCCTGAATCATCTTAATTTGTTCCTCGGTATAAGGGATGTTGTTTGTCATTATAAATAGGTATTGCTTTGCGCTTTCGTTTACAGTATCTTTACATCTGATTAACACGGCTAAAGTAATACAAAAAGTATTAAATACGACAAAAAGTATTAAATATTTTTGAAATAAATTTTTATATACTGCAAATGACTAATAGTGAACGTCTTAACGAGGTACTAAAAGCAGTAAATTTAAAGGCTAGTCCCTTTTCAAAGGCTATTGGACTGCCTACACCCGATATGATATACCGAATTTTGAATAAAAATAATACAATAGGTCTTAATATCGCGCTAAAAATTATTGCAAAATACCCTCAATTTAATATATCCTGGCTTACTAATGAGATTGGGAATATGCTTAATCCCGACTTCGAACCCGCTAAAAATTCATATATTCAAAACTCCAATGCTTTTGTTATTGAGGATCAGAAAAAGGAATTAAACGGACTTAGTCCGATAGATAAGTTATTAAATCAAAATTCAGAAATTCTGCGTCAGAATGCTTCTTTGATGGAAACTATCAATAAGCTTGTAAGCATCCAGGATCAGCAAACAAAAATCATAGCCATTAATTCCGAAACGATAAACAATTTATCTGCTCCCGACTCAAAAAATGTGCCCGATGCCGCCACAGGTGGAAGGTAGTGCATCGCTCTGAAAAAATACATATTCTACCGCCAATCTACCTGAACAAGTTGAATGTGCTATAAATAGCTAATTAATAGCTTCTTAGTATGAGTTTGTCTGCCTCCCGTCCGGACCGCCTCAAGCTCAGAAGTCTCTTCTGGGCTTTTTGCTTTTATATCAGTTACTTACAGAAGTATCAAGCCTTTCAGAAGATTTTAAAAACTAGTAGTTACAAAATAAAGTACTTTATTTTTGTATAAAATTCTATATTTGTTCTACCCATACGCCACCACATTCTACCGATCAATCTACCGGCCATGAGAACGACTGCAATTTTTAACCTGGTATTCAACCGGAAGAAACAAAAACTTCTCCCGGGCGACACGGCACTGATCCAGATCGAAGTTCTGCTTCCCGGAACTCAAAAAAAATACCTGGGAACAAATATCTATGTCGAACAGTCCCAGTGGGATGTTCGTACCCGGCAAGTTTCAGGTACCGCCATGGATTCTTTCTATAACCGGCAATTATCCGATTTTATAAATAAGCTCCGAAAGTACGAAATGCACCTGAATGATTCAGGCCGGTTTCTTACAGGTAACGATATTACGGATTTCATAAATAGGGGCGCGAACGTAGGAAGCTTCTACGATTTTTTCAAGCAGCAGGCCATGCAGCGTAATGATATTACGGTTAAAACCCGCCAGTCGCATCTTACTTGCCTGGAGCGGTTAAAGGATGCCGGCATCACCAAGTTTGCTGATCTTACTTATGAAAATATAGTTTCTTTTGATCAGGCGCTGCGTGCTGAAAATAAACAACAGCCTACCATCCATAAGTATCATAAAAATATTAAAACTTATATTCACCTGGCCGAAAAATCCGGACTGATGGATTATGGCAAAAACCCTTACCTAAAATTTTCAGTTCCCCATGGCAAACATGCTATACGGCAGCGGCTCGATGATTCCGAAATAGCAAGTCTCACCACCACAGTAATTGAGGATCCGGGCATAGCTCTTACCCGCGACTTGTTCTTGTTCAGTGTTTACACAGGATTAGCATACAAAGATGTTCAGACACTCAAGCCTTCGCATTTGCGTGAAATAGATGGCAAACTATGGATCGAGGGCTTGCGAAAAAAAAGCGGAGAGTACTACACAGTCTACCTGCTTCCGGAAGCGGTAGAATTAATTAACCGATATCGTTCTACCGGCAGGATCTTCCCGGCTCCGGATCTATACATGCAAAACCGGCTGCTCAAACTGGTTGCAATAGCTTGCTCCATCAAAAAACCATTATCTACCCATATTGCCAGGCATACTTGTGCAACCCTGATGCTTCGAAAAGATGTAAGCCTGAAAGTGATTAGCGAAATGCTTGGCCATAGCCAGATCGCTACTACCGAAATTTATGCTAAGCTCGAGAAACAAACAATGCGCAAGGAACTGGACCGGATGAATGATATGAAAATTGCACTGGATCCAGAAAAAACTAAATAGAACAGTCTCATACTGCCTCCTTATTTTCAATAAGTTGTTTTAAGCGGCCTTTAATGTGCCAGAATTTTGATTTTGCTGAGAGTGGCTTTATTTTCAAAATCTTACCTATTTCCTGGTAGCTGTACTTTGATAATCGAAGCCTTACCAGTTCGCGCTGCTTTTCGGGAAGCCGGTTGATGTATTCAATCAGGTTGATATCCGGTTGTTCCTCTTCTTTTATTTCGCCGGTTTCTATGTAGGTTTCAACAAACGTTAAGCGCCGGTCTTTTTTGTGGATTCCTGCATATAGATTATAGGCAATTTTGTAAAGCCATACATGAAACAGGCATTGGTTATGGTATCGGTAATGATACAGCAAAGCTTCGGTACGTGTGGCCTGTGCCAGGTTGTTGGCTTTTTCTTTGTTTCCCCGGTAAAGATTAAGGCAATAGGTGTACAGGCGTTTTTCGTTCAGCAGTAAGTTCTGATCAAGGTCGTTGATGCGGTAGGTACCCGGTGGCGAAAAAATAACAGAAAAAGTATCGTGATTAACCGAGTAAAACGTTGTAACATCGCGGTTAACGGCTTTGGCAATCCGGATCAGGACTTTGTTGCTTGGTTTCTTTTTATCGCGCTCAATAAAATTAACGTAGCGTTCCGAAATTCCGGCAGCCAGGGCAAGGTTACTTTGCGTAAGTCCTTCTGATTTCCGCAGCTCATATACCACTTCCCCTACAGTCATAACCCCACAACCGTTGGTATCACCTTTACACCTTTCACCTTTTTTAAAACCACCTTTCCGGTTGTTTTGCGGTAATTACCTTCCATATCAGTTACTTTGATGGTTAGGTACCAGGTGCGTTGCAAGGTAAAGGAGGTATAGGCTGCAGTATCTACTTTAACGATACCCTGGCAAGGCATAATTACAAAGTATGAGCCTGTATTGCCGGCCGTGATGCTATAGGTAAGCTCCGAGCCGGCATCCTCATCCGATGCCTGCACAAAACCAACCGGCCAGTATTTGCCGGGGTTAAACTGGGCTGTTACGTTAATTGATAATGCCAGTAATAAAAGCAACAAAAGCTTTGCCATAACATACAAGTAGCACAGTAGTAATGGTTGTTAAAACTTTGGCAAGGAGCAAAACCACCCACAACGGGAAGTTTACCTTATTGCCTAACCTGGTAAAAACCCTCTCCAGACTGCTTCCGTGGCCGTCGCCGGCATAAAACAGGCTTTGTTTATTTACCAGGTTAAATACAAAATCGCAAAGCCACCAGCTCGCAACTGCAGTTAAAAGTGCAGGTTGCCATCCAGCCCAGGTGAACCCAAAATAGTGGTAATATACAAATGCTGAAAGCACAAGCATAAATGCAAAACTAAGAGCGTGCCACCATAGCGACACACTCTCAGTTTGTGGCAAAGCCCTAAGCGCATCGTAAGTGCGCCAAAGGATTATTGCTGATATGATTGTTATTATAAACATGATTACAATACGTCAAAGGGTTGCTCTGTCGTTACAAGAGCTCTAGATATATCACCATTAGGTTTCGTTATTGCTCCCAAGTCTAGTCGTACATATACCAAACCTCCTACTACTGCATTATTATGTAGCCCATTCAGATTAATCCTCAATTTTCCTGTTGAAGAATCAAGTATATTATTTACAGATGCATTTAGTGTGCCTGCCCCTGTATATACAATGTGAATTTTAGACATATCTAATACCCAACCACTAAAGTCAACAACGGTGTTCAAAATACCTCTTATAACTGTGTAATCCCCACCATCTAGAAACGAGTAATTTTCAGTTGTTGTTTGTAATTCAAATGTCGGAATTGAATTATTTACAACTGGGAAGTTTACAATATGGTCATTTTTTATTATTCCGCCAACTGCAACTATTTGGTTTCTTGCTGATGATAAAGTCACTACATCATTTGGGTTTATTATTGGATTTATACCATGTATCCTTATTTCATTTCCTGTAAATTCGATATCGCTGACTGACACTTCACTGCTATTGACATAAATGAATAAATCACCTGAAATTTCCAAAGGTTCTTTATCACAAACAATGATAATATCACTATCTGAAACTGCTTCTGCTGAAACAAAGTGCAAATACTCGGGTTCGGGCACATTATTCACCACAGGATAATCAACTACTTCGGCAAGTAAACCACCCCATGTGTTTTTGATTGCCCCCGATGCCATGCTCAGTAATATTGTCTCCCCATAAACTACGGGTGAAGAAGCATATATGTAAATTGTTCTCTCATCAGGCATATCACCTATTGAGTCAAAGCAACTTCCCTGTATAGAACTTATTACTGTAATGTCTTGTGTATATGTATTGAAATCACTATCCATAGTTACTATTATCTGCCCCATTTCATCTACCTCTGCACTCACAATTTGAGGTACAGGAATAGGTACTGATAGTTCGGAACGTTGAAATTCTATAAGGAATCTAACTTTATCTCCTACTACAAAAACAGATGATCCGAAAGAACAACCTAAGACATTTAAGTACTTCTCTAATGTTACTGAAAATATACTGCTAGTGCTAACATCTTCAAAACCAATCGGAGCAGTATTATAAGTAAAGGTTACCACGTCAGAGTTATAAATCACGTCTATATGAGCCATAATCGCTGAATAATTCAAAGGGACATCTACTACTAATGGAGTACCTAAAGCAGAAATATCCCAATCTATAATCCCTGTATCAATCAGTAACACATCGGGCTCAACTCCTGTTGGCAAAGTTTGTCCATTGAAAATATGCAAGCTACCTGAAACAGGCTTCATCGTGCTTGGAGTGTTGGCATAAAGCAACCAATCTTTATCTGTCACATAGTATTTTTGACCGATTGGGAGAGCTGCTGCAGTTATCATCTCTTCGAGTTCGGCAAGAGTAAGATTTATTATTGCTCCATCCTCTTCGCGCAATATGCCCATTACGGCGTCGTATTTAACATTTTTCATGGCTTACTCGTAATTAAGGGTTGCACGATCGGCCCAGGCACCGGTCGCCCAGGTGCGGGTAATAATTGCTGTACTCATATCAATTTTGCATATGCGGTAACCGGTACCGTATTTGTAACCTTCGTACACAATAGTGCTGTTGGTGGTATCAACCAGGGCAGGTTTAACCAGGCTTTTCAATAGCTTGTGGTCGGATATCGGTTTCGAGAAATCTAAGTTTTCCATTGTGGTTCGTTATTTTTTAGCAATGTTACTGCCTGCCGGCAAAAAGTTAAAGGACAAATTTTGCTTCACTGCGTTCGCAATGACGATGAGAGATGAGATATAAGTTAAGCGCCTTCGGTGTATTTCTTCTGCAGCTCCTCCAGTGCGGCAATGGCTCCGGAACAAGCATTTATTTCGGCTATTTTGCTTTGCACTAGCTGCTGGGCGCGTTTTAGTTCGGCATCGAGCTGCGCGTATTGCTGCTTCTTTTGCTGCAAAAGGGTTTCAAGTTCGGTCATGGGTTTATGGATAAATGGTTATGGTGGCTGTTTTGGCAATTAAATCGTTACTGGCTACGCCATCAAGCGAAATGGTAATGATATTTGCAGCGCTAAAATCGAAGGTAGTACGGTCCTGGATATCACATTGTGTAGTGAAGTTCCAGGTTAGATCAGTCGAAACCCTTATTTCGTTTGCCGAAATGCGAATGAGCCTGTATTTTATTCGCCATTTTGCCAATGATGCAGTAGTTGAGTCAGTAACTACACTCATTATAACTCCATCAAAATTGAGGTAAACTGATTTCGAGTTGGCGTTGTTGGCAGCTTCGCCGAAAACTTCAATATCGAGGTATTGCCCAACGGCATTAAGCGAATTAGCTGGCAGTGTGTAGGAGTAAACAACAGTATTGGCCGTTCCCACGTTTGGCGCATCAGCGTAAAAGCTTGCCAGCCGCCTTACCGAAGTGGCCAGCGATACTTCAGCATTAATAACCTGGCTAACTTTATTGCCATCTGATGTGGGCTTTGCAACTGCCATACCGTTTCCGGCTAGAATTTCGAAGGCCTTTTCTGAATCTACATTAAAATATTCATAGCCATCTGTAGCAGCATTAAACCAGGCTACTTTCCAATTATCGTAGTACAGAAGCATATACAACTCTTGTAAATCGGATACCAGTGCAACCCAATCTTCATTGCCAACTGTAGGGCGATTAATTAGGTTCAAATCTGTTGCATATATCTTTTTTACACGCGCCAAAATATCTCCTATATTCCCTTTTGTCGAGATATTGCCTGTACCTAAAAAGAATAAATCGCCAACTGATAATGTGACATTGCCATTGGTTAGTATGTTGCCGGTTAATGATAAACCAGTGGCTGATATTGTTCCAGACGCAGTTAGGTTAGCAACACCAGTCAAATCGCCTGCAATAAGTAAACTTCCCAGCAACCTGTTATTCCCTAATACATCCAGTATATAGGCCAGTTGCCGCATAGGTATTCCATGCAGGGTGTTAAGTACAATCCTGTCGCCCTCGTTGGCCAGTACCGGGAAACCCGATTCCGGCAATCCGTTCATGTCGCTAAACAGCATGATTCAAAATTTTAGTAATCGCCGCCTATTGCCGTTAAAACTACGCCAGCTGCTATTGTAGTACCAACAGTAGCCAGTAATTTATACCCCGGAGGCAACGCAATAGGGAAGGCCGTGTAATCTGCTGGGTTCGGGAATTCGTTTGTGTTAAGCAAAGCCGCAGTTTCCGAAAGAGTTGTGGCTGCCAAGGTAATTTCGGCATACAACACATTGTTTGCTGGCGTTGAGTTTGCGCCTCCGTTGTTAATAAACAAACGAAGTACGGTTGCAATGTTGGTGCCAATGGCGCGAACCCTTACACGTTCAACACGTCCGCCTTCAGCTCCGGCTGTGAAAATGGTTTCGACCGTTCCGGTGCCATCTTTAGCGGTATTGGCTGTTTTCAATATACCGCTCCAGTTAATTTTCGGAACCTTTGTGTAAATTGCATAGATATTTGCTGCCATTGTATTAGTATTTTAACATGAGTAAGTGAATTGCTGAACTATGGGTTTATTTTTGATAAAATCAAGCGAAACGGGATTCTGTTGTTGCCAGTCGGATTGTATTTGATCAACTCCGCCACCGGGAGAATCGACACCTTCAAGTTCAAGATCGGCATTGATGTACAGATATTTTAAAGCTGTGAAATTTGCCAACTTCACTTTATTCATATTTATTGTAACGCGATCGTTGGCAGAATCGACTTCGATGTTTTTAGAATCAGATGATCCTACCCTGATAGGAAATGCTGTATCTATTTCGCTATCGCTGTAAAGACGTACTATGCCTGCTCCAATAGATAAGTTTAAATACTGGCTTCCAGTTTCGCAATGAATTCCGCTGTTATTTATTTGTGTAAAAACAGTTTCATCCAACGGTGATCTCACATAAAAACGGGTAGCGTACAAATCGGCATCAAAATTCATCCGGTTGTGAAACGATGGAGCAGCCACACCGCCATACAGGTACCCGAATCCGGGATCAACCGCAATTTTTGTAGCATACGGACTATACGCACTTGCTTCATCATCCCAATAAAGGGTACTGCTGGTTGGAGTTACCCCGCCCGTTGGGATATCCATATACTCAATAGCCCCGGTAACTACGTTGGTAACTACCATTTTGCCCCGGTTTTCGGGAGCGACCGGCGGGTGATCGAGCACCGAATCCATTTGATGCGCCCGGGTGTGCGAGTCAACTACCGGAGCTACGCCGGTCTGCAGTTTTATCTCGTCGAAACGGATAGCTAATTCAGCATTACCCCATTCCGATTTCGAGAATGTAAACTCCAGTTCATCAACCGAAAAATTAACAGCGCCAAAATCAGCCATCGGTATTACAACCGCATGCCAGCCAACAACCGCATGATTATTGCCATAATTGGTACCGGTAAGCGTTACCAGGTTTCCAACAGCTAAGCCTCCATTTTTAAAACCTATTGCAATGCCCGATCCATTAAGCCAGGCCTGAGTACTGCTAATGCGGAAATACAACATAGCATCTTCAGTGATCAGTTCGGCCGGATCGGTTGTAAACCTGAGCGTACACTTTTGCATTCCGCCCGATTCCTGAAGCGCTTCAACACGCACGCATTTGCTGCCCAGGTAAGGATCGTAATCGCTTTCAAAGTCGATAAGCGTGTATAACACATTTGGATTTTCATCCGAAGTGGTCCATTCCACATTTTCGGAATAAACAGAGATGTTAACCACATTGCCCGGTTCGGTAGCAGCTGCAGGAATAAGCACCTGGGTAAATTCAAGCTCTGTAAAGCCATCAACCACAGGTTTCACAGGATTAGTGGCAGGAGTACCTTTTATAATAATTACCTGCTGATCAGTATTAAGAGCAAATAAATCTATACGGGGAAGCAGCGGATCAGCGGCATCCAGCTCCTTATCAATTGCAACAGTTTGGTATGCTGTACCCCATATTTTATATACGGTATTTGTAGCGCGAAATAGTAAACCACCAAGCCAAACCACGGTACCTGAAATTAGCCTGGTAATTGAATCGGTTCCGGCATCGGGTACCGGTTTCAGCATCCACGCTCCATCTTCGCCGGTAACTGGGTACATATATGGCAGTTCCGGAGCATGATCAGCAGGGGAAACGAGGGAGTGAAGGCGGGAGTGTGCTTCACCTTCGCCATCCTTCCACCGGTAGGCTTTTAATATCGGGTCCCAGAATGTGGCCATGGTTACAAAATGTAGTTAGTCCCGTCATCTTTCGCATATGCGAAAGTGAAGGAGTATGAATTTAGTTCACCTCGTTCCGACTCGTTTTCCCAGCTTTTTACATACAGCTTCCGCAAGCGGCCACCGGTATAGTGCCATTTCTGCAGCGAGCTGAAGAAATCGCGCAGCCAAAGTCTTTCAGCTTCTGTGGCTATAAACCCGGTGTTTTTCTTAAACGTCCGCAATGGGGTTATGTCATATTCCTGCATTTCGTCGTTGATCACAGCCTTTTGTATGTCGTGATCATCCATTTCGGTTATCGATCCGGTAAACTCTGCAGTGTCAATTCCTCCCAGTGAATTTTCAAAAAGGAATAAATCTGTGGTTTCGCTCATCGGCGCTTCAATACTATATTCCTGTACCTGGCTAGTTGAGTCATCCAGGAACACAGTCCAAAGTTTTATCCCGGTTATGCCTGTCTCTGCATATGGCAAAGCGCCCACATTAATGCGGTATTGCTTGCCGGCATCAAAAATGATGGTATCATAAACCGTATTGGTAGGTAATACCTGGTAAGTGAGCGTACAGCGTGCAGTACTGTAATAGGTCAGGTATTGATTTGCCAGGCTGCTTACTTTTTTTACTGCCGGCTGCCAGGTCAGGAATCTGCTTTTCAGGAATGCGCCTGCATAATTCGCCTGTAGTGCATAATTGTCAATGTCTACTCCGCCCTTTATTGCCTTAAATACAACCGGGGCTTCCACATCAATGGTAAGACTGAATTCTGCTACGCTGCCGGTAATTTCCTCGATGGCTGCCGCTGTTGGCACCTGGGCTGTAAGCAACGAGTGCAGCACGCTTTTTAGCTTCAGATCAAAACTGCCGGTCGGACCGTTAATATACGATTCCTCCAGTACCGTTGCTCCGTTCTTTTGCAAAAGCACGCTCACATCCGGCTCATCAATACTGATGTTCAAATCCGGGAAATTCTTGCTCAGCTGCAAGGCTTGTATAGCAGGCGAAATAATCATTATACTTTCAGATAAAATTTCAAGGCCCTAAAAACACCGTAAACAAACATCACCACAAGCAGGATCCTTCCCAGCCACATCTGTGCAACTTGCCACTGGGTAAGTATATTTGTGATTTTACCTGGTAATGTTTTTGTGATTTTATAATACTTGGTAATATTGTTATAGCGGATAGCTCCTTTAAGCGTTGCAGCTATTACTGATTCTTTTTGATATAAGTTAAATATCAGCTTTCCGTCAACTACTTGTACGGTGGCATAGGCATATTTTGTGTCAAGCCTCGATTCTTTACTGTTCAATAATCCATTAGTTAACTTAATGGTGATTGTATCAGTTTTTGTCTCGCCAGGTACCGGAATATATATTGTAGTATCCTTAACAACAGTTGTGTTTGTTTCCGCGCTTGTACTATCTGTGTTGGCCGATAAATCACAACCCCACCGGTACGCAGCTTTTTCATACTTCGCCTGGGCTTTGGCACATTTACGGTCAGCTATTTGTTGCGGACTCCGGCAGGATCCCAGCGCGATCAGCAGGGTGATCAGTAAGATTAAGTTTTTCATGATGTTAAGTTAAAGCTACTTCGTACAATGTTTCTTTTCCTGTAAACCGGCAGTCGATATGCACCCAGGTTGGTGTATCTTTCTCGATGGTAGTTAAACCGAGCTGCTTAAATTCGTTCCAATGCAGCCGGATTATATTGCGAACCTCTTCGCAATCAATTCCATTAACTTTAAGATCCATAGCCCGGCCGAATTTATGCTGCGAAAAACGGGCACCGGTCCCTGTATTGGCTTGCCTCAAACCTGATTCCCGGTACTGGCCTCCACTGTGCCAATTGTTAATTACAATTGACCTACCCGTTATTTTACGCAGTAATTCAACGCAATCAATAATACGGTTATCAATCAGTTCAATTGATTTGTCGCCGCGTGTGCGGTAGGTTTCCGGATCAACCAGCTCCTTGATGTCGAAATGTTCCGAAGCCTTCATAATTACTCCTTTGCTTTACCCCACAACAACGAATCTTTAGCCCTGAACAACAGCAAACAGGTTGGCCATGATGCAGCAAATGCTTCCCAGGGTAATATTCCTTTGTAAGTCAAATACGCTCCGAATACAAGCAATAAGATGCCGATTATGGAGGTGATCCAGTTTTTTAAAAGTCTAGTCTTCATCTTCATGTTCTTTAATAAATTGTTCTTTTCGTTTGGTTTTGTAGTCCTCATAGAAAGTGCGTAGCGGGAAAAACAGGTTTGCAATAGTTAGCAATCCGGCAAGTATGGCCACTGTCCAGGCTGCATGTTGCAGTGCTGTGTTTGCACCGCTTAGCCCGCTGCTTAGCGATGCCTGTCCAACAAATACGCCTGCTACGGATGTGAATGCCGTTTTTCCCGAATCAGTGATGTAATTTAAAATTGCAAGTAACATAGTTCTACGAGTTTTGGACAAAGTAATCATGCTTCAATGTTTTTTAAAAGGACAAACATTTTAGCACTCTATCAAATCTCCTTCAACCAAACTAACACCGCTATGCGTAAGCGAGTACTCAATTTTTTCGATGTAAAACAGCCTTCCGCCTACATAGTATTTATCCCTGAAGTTCAGTGCGCGCAGCTCTGCGGGCGTTAACCGTACCGAAGCCTTTAGCCTTAGCTTGTCTTTTTCAACCCACTGCTTAAACTTGCTGTGAAACGTATTTAGCAATCCATCTGTTCCGGATGGGAGTAGCGAGAAATCAAATAATTTTCTTCCGAATTGTGTGAAATTATGTGCCATCAGCTGCGGATAGCTGCCCACATTATTGAACGCATCATTTAACCCGCCATAAAACATGATGCAGGGTGCTGATTTTATATCTTTCAAATCCATTTCAGGCACTGCCCAGTGGTGTTTTAAATTTGGATTATCATCACCCCAACAAACATGTATATTCACATCAAGGGGTTTTATCTCGGTTGTTACTTCATATTTTTCTCGCTCTGATTCTTCATAATACACACTAATTGGGCTTTGTTGTACTTCCGACCGTATAATTGGCTGGTCATATACATCATTTGGAACTATTACTTTATTTAACTTATAAATCCCCCCTGTACTCAAATCCTGCAAAACACAATCAATATTTTCCTCTGTGGTTATCATTCGCTCATATATAGCATTCAAATTGGACAGCTGTGTCACATTTGTTGTGATAACGCTGCTTATTTCTCCATAGCTGAAAACATAATCCTTTGCCAGGTCATAACTTTTAATGGGAACTCCTGCAATTTTATCATCCCATTCAACTATCACGTTACGGTTCATTATGTCGTCATTCTTTTCAATGCTGTACGTGCGACCGGTAAACAGGGTCATCGAAAACATTTTCAATATGTTCTTCAATAGCGATAAAAAAGGATACGATTGTTGAAACGATTTGATATGAATCGAAAGATCGCGCCAGTCTGTTCCATTCCAGTTGTAATCGTCCACCAGGGGATTGAAAAACATTACCGGGTTTAATTCGTGGTCCCAGTAATAGCCGAGTAAATTATCGTAACTGAAATATTTATGATTAAAGGTTGGTAAAACCAGTTTTGCAAAATCACCGCTCCCGAAAGGGTTGTTTGTAAGCTTATCGCCAAATACAGCTACCAGTATACTATTCAGGTAGGGCATGGGTAAAATTGGAATATGTGCGCGTGTTAAAGGCTCGTAAATAGGATCCAGTAAAAAAAACTTATGGTCAGCATGTTCTAACGGATTATAAAAGTTAATGTACTGCCTCAAAGCATTTTTTGCGCCATTAATAACAGCGTCGCCCTCCCAATCACTTCCTTTTATATAAATAGGGGCTACCGCAAATGGCTCACCTGTTGTTGCAGCAGTTGTCATGGCGTTTTTATAGTCGGTTGCCCATGCCTCTGCATAATCAATATTGTTTGCTATAAGCGGGAAACTGCCATAATCATAATCACCCAGCTCAAGCTGATTCAGGTTCTTACTCATCGCTTCTATGGCAATGGTACCTACAAACTGCAGCTTTGGGTAATTATCAAAGCCGGTTAGCAGCAATTCTCCCCGGGAGATAATAAACCCGAAATGGATCAGGTCAGCCGCCAGGCGTTTTTTTAACCCGGATGAGGCTATCCGGTTTGGCATCCCCAGCAGCTGCAGGTTATTGGCAGTTGATGGTACTTCAAACTGAACCGTATACGGTGCCGGTATCCGGTCTTCCAGGAACAAAGGGTTTTCGTGTATGATGTTTAGCACAAAGTTTTCCGGCAAATCCAGCCGCCCCCCGGCGTGTAAAACTATTTCTATCATTACAGCGAAGCATTATTTTGTGATTGTTTATCCTCTTCTAGTTTTTCATATAAGCCATTCCGGCCACGGATGGCCACAGTGGCTTCAACCGATATCGGTTCTTCTAGTCTGATCAGCAATAAATTCATAACATTGGTATTGGCCGCCAGCAATTCAGTAATATCAGCAAATGATCCTGATGATAACCCCGTTTTCTTTCCTGATAATACACCTTCTGATGTGGCTCCGCCATCCCTGAAACCTGTGCCCAGGCTTTTGAGTATGGTCCGGGTATTTAATGTAGGTAGGCTCCCGTTTTGCCTGGCTACTTCTATCATTCCTAATAAAGGCTGCAAGCCCGGGTTATTCACACCTTGTTCCGGAACAACATACTCGTTGGCGTGTACAATCCCTGCAGGTTTTTTATTACTCGAGGCTTTTGCAGTAAAACCACCTTCATAGTATTCCGGTGGCTTCTGCTTTTTTATTACAGCTATTTCAGCAATGGTTTTAATCGCAATTCCTGCAGCTGCTATGGCTCCCATTACCGGGCCCAGGGTTGCAAATGCTTTTATAGCGGCCAGCGAGCCGTTAATAATCGCCATCACTACAGCTAACTTCTGATCCTGGTGAAACTGTTTCAGCCGTAAAGCATCCGACTTCTGTTTGTATTTTGCATTAATCTTATCCTTTTGCGCCTCAGTTAAATTCTTATTCGCCAATTCAGCTTCACGCTGTTTATCCAGCAGGCTCAAAGCATGTTCGAACTCAGCCTGGCGACGGTTTTTAACAATATCGAAAATCGCATCATTAATATCCTGCGTAGCCTGAAGTGTGGCATCTAAAATTGCTTCACTATAATCTTCGCCTGGGTCGGGTGGGGGAGCACCTCCGGTAGTCGTTTCCCTGGGTTGCAAAGGTGATGCTCCAGGCTGGCCTAGTGGTATTGTTCCGGCACCTTTTGCTACCAACGCATTGGGGTTCTTATACTCCGGACCAATAAACTGAAGAATATCTATATCTTTACCTTCCGCTAAAGCCTTTTTTAATTGGTTGTATGTCTCAAGCAGGTTTTCAGCTGCCGTTTTCTCAATCTGCAGCTTCTCGGCTAAAGGGGTATTCCCGCCAACAATGGCATTATTGATCAGCGTATCATATTCCCCTACCTTTTTGCTGAGCTCCTGAAGTGCGTCTTTTACAACTTCAATTTCACCGCTGAATCCGCTGCCGGTTCCGCCGCCACCAGTTCCACCTTCGCCAGCTGCTGCTGCAATTCCAGCCGGCGTAATTCCTTTCGAAGCATTTATATAGCCAATATAGGCTTCCGTGTGCTTTATAAGCTCTGCCTGCAAGGCTTCTTTAACATCCTTATTAGTCGAAGCTTTAATTGATGCGTTTATCTTTATCATCATTTCCGCTTCCTTCTGTATCCGGGCGCTGAAATCATTTTGGGCATTAAGCGAGTCTTCTACCTTGCTTTGTAAGGCTATTACTATCGATTGCTGATCTTCAATCTCTTTGTCATAGCTGTCAAGTTTCACGCGCTGATACATGGTGCGTGGCCTCCCGCCTTTTAACCCCATTACATAAGTGTCCCTTTCATCCCGGGCTGTGGCCAGTGCCATATTGGCTTTGCCAAATTGCTCCTGGTATCCTTGCAGCATATATTGTCGGCGCAACTGGGTGATGTAATCCTTAACGCTTTCCGTGTTCTGATAAATTACTTTGCCCTGATCGTTGAGCATTGCAGTGTATCCGGGTATGATCCTTTTTAAGTCTTCAATGGCTTTTTTCTTGCTGGCCATCGATACATTTTCCGAATTAATAAGGCTAACAAGTAAATCTACCTTTGATTTTTCATCAACAACAAGCTCCGTCGATCGTTTCCTGGCTTCGTTCAGTGCCTCTTGTGCGGCCGATGCTTTTCCGAAATGCTTAACCAATCCAATAACAGCCATGGTAACCAAAACAATAGCTGCTGCTATTGCTCCCCAGGGCGTAGCAGTCATTGAGGCTCCCAAAGCTTTGTTTGCTACCAGGGCTCTTTTTTGTGCCATGGTGGCTTCATTGGTTAGTAATATTTTTAACCGTATCCAGTTCGTCTCAATCTGTGCAAGTAATATCGATTGTTTCGATGTGGCTAACCGTATCGATTCAATTACCGATGCCGCTTTCGATGCTACTGTATAGGCCGCTATAGCTACACCGGCTGTAAGTATGGCTGTCGAATGCCTGATAGTAAAATCTACCAGTATCCCAACATACTTCACGAAATAGCTAAACCCGTTTGTGCTAAGTGTAAGCACAGGAAGTAATTTTTCACCTAGCGTTACTGCAAGGTTATCCATCCGCTTGCGTGCTTTATCAAGTATTGCCTGGGCGCTGTTGTTTTTCGAGTTGAAGGCATCGAGAATCGAAGTGCCTTGTTTAAATGATCCGTTTGAGATATCTTGCTGTTCGCGCAATAGCTGCGTATTATTACTCAGTACTCCCAGCACCGATGCACTCCGCTTGCCATCCATGCCAATATCACCCATTAATTCTACAAGGCGCTCCATACCGCCATTGGTACCTTTTAAGCCCTCCAATACTTTAATAAAAGCTTCGTTGGTATCCTTGCCGAGCAGGTCTTTGAATTTTTTTACATCTAATCCGGCTATCTTGGCGTATTCACCGGTCTTCTTAAACATGCCGGTGATCATGGCACTGTAAACAGTCGACGAAACTTCCGAAGTTTGCCCCAGCTGGTCGAGTGTAGCTGCCAGTCCCATAACCGACTGTATGCTCACGCCTACTGTGGGTGCAATACCGCCAACACGTTTGGTAAACTCAACTATGTATCCTTCATTAGCAGTACTGGCATTTCCCAGGCTGTTAAGTGCCGATCCAACTTTCAGCATTGAGTCTTCAATTCCAAACCGGTCTTTTATTTTGAATATATCAACCAATTTTCCAATCTGGTTAATAGCTTCTTCGGTATCGGTACCAAGTGCCCCGCTCAGGGCAACGCTTATTTTGTCAGCTGATCTGATAAAGCCCTCTACTTCCAGTTTGGGTATACCTAGCTTACCGGCTATCTCTCCCAACTTCATCAGGTCGAGTTGAGCTGTACGGGTATTCACCTTTTTAAGGCTTTCATTCATTGCATAAATCTCATCCCTGGTCATGCCGGTGGTTCGTTTCACATCAGCTACCTGGTCATCAAATTTCGCGAACATACTTATCGCCTTCTTCCCGGCCATTACTAATCCGCCTAATCCGGCTACAGCCGAACTTATCATTAGGAAATAACGGTTCATCCCTTCAGCGGCCCGTTTCATCCGGTCCCATCCGCTGGCTGTCGATTTAAGGTTGTTGTTATGTTCCTGCAGTACCGCCTTTAACTCCCTGATGCTCTTTCCTGCCCGCACATACTCCTTGCTCCCGATGGTCATTCGGGCTTGCTGGCTAACAAGTTTGTTCATTTCGGCACGGATGGAGGCTACTTCATTCTTAACCTCTTTGCCGTTAATATAGAGCGATATCCGCCGCGTGTAGTTCGAGGGCATTTGAGTGGCATATTAGTATAAGCCACAATATTACATGCGCGGGGTAAAATTGGAAAGGACAAGCGAAAATCAATATACAGTACACTGCTCGTCATCAAGTCCTCCCCACCGGGGAGGATTTAGGAGGGGTTTTTATACCTCCATCACTGGCCAGTATACATGGCCTTCTATATTTCTGGGGCTAAAGCCCATCCCCAGCAGGGCATCGTATACATGCTTTGCCGTTAGTTCCGGATCAGTTTCCCGGAGTGCCTCCAGTACTTCGAGGCTGCTAACTAATTCATCAGCACTCTGTGCGCTGCTGGCCGGTTTGTACATCGCACTGATTAACTGTACCAGCATCTCAGGATCTGGAACATAGGGTGCCGGTTCTAAAAAAGGAAATCCCATGGCTGTTGGCTATAAAAAAAAGAGAGCTGCGAGTTGCCAACAACCAGACATCCGGAAAGGACATAGGATGCGAAAGGATTGGATACCTTTCACCCGCAGCCCAAGTCCTTAGGCTTTCCGAATTCATTATCTAATTGTTGGCACTACAAATGTAAAAAAAAACAGGGAGCTGTGTGCTCCCTGTCGATTATAATTTAATTAAGCGTCTATGTCAAAGTAATCAGGAGATAAAGGCATGCTGCTACAAAAGAAATAACAGTAATTATTACAAAAAACTTCATCATGGCATGTATGCCTGATAGCTGTTTGAACCGGTAATACCGTTCATAGTATTTAACCTCAAGTCCAAATTCTTTTTCTGCTTTTGCCATAAATTCTTCAAAGGGAAGCTCCGAATTTTCTTCCCTGAATTTCTTATCCCTATCAGCCAGGTCAATCCTTACTCCGGCATCATTATCCCCAAATTTCGAAATAGGATCAGTAAATCGCCACAAAAATTCTTTATTCTTTTCCATATTATTAATTTGGTTTTGAAATGAACATTTATCGAATATGGTTTATAGTATTAATTACGCTTTTCTCCTCTAGGATAACTGAATAGGAACCTGATTTAATATTTTTATTCATCATCCCTATTACTTCATTATCAACATTATTTCCTGTAATTAGAATTTGTGTTTGCTCAGTGATATTTGCATGTACTGTCGCTCCAAGTGATTCAAGTAACGTAACTAGTTCACTTCTTTCAGGCCAATTTACAAATGTTCCGGTAAGTACTACAGTTTTATCTTTAAAATATCTGGTCTTGCCGGCATAGCTTTGGTATGGTGGCTCCGGTTTACCAGTTTGTTTTTCTCTTATAAGTACCATTAATGCCCTATACTCAATTTTGCTTTTACCCCAGTAATCATCATCATTTTGTCTTTTATATTCAATATACTCTTGTATTTCATCAATTGTTTTGTTTTTGTGAAACGCGTAGTTCCTGGCATAGATATCATCCAGTCTTTTTTCTCTTTGATATGGGGTTTCTCTGTTTTTGTTAATTTCATCAACTACCATTTGTGATCTTCGCTGGCTTGCAGGTATTTTGTTATCGGTTCCTGAACTACTGCTATGCGCAATTGATAGTATTATGATTATTACTATTACAAAAATTAAAATCAGGAAGGCACCCATAAATAAAACTTTGATTCAAATATATAAAACATTCTCATAACTCATATCTCATATCTCATAACTTATCTTATATACATCTTCGTCGCATTCACCGCTGCATCCGCGTTCATTTCCGCAATCTTATCAGCAAGCCCTGGCATAGCGGCATCAAGTATGGGATTAAACCACTCAACCGGTCGCCTGTTCTTATCCCCGTCAATTTTAATAATTCCAATATTCCTGTTCTTAGCTTTGGCATACCGTTTCGTTTCTTCCCTGGGTTTCATTCCTCTCACTACCATCCCGCCTTCCATCGCATATCCGCGCCCAACGCCTTTATGCACAAATACCCCATGGCGCTCCATATTAAAACCGATATAGTCAATTACTCCGGAGTGCATATCTGCCCGCTTGGTAATGCTCTTATCCAGCTTCAGTTCAGTTCGGCTGTGATGCTTTTGTATTCCACGGGTAACTGCTCCATCTTTACCATGTGTGAATCGCGCAGCTGAAGCTGAGAATTTACGCTGTATAAACCCACCCCACTTCCGGAGCATTGCATTATACTCAATTAATTCCTCTGGTGTCATATCATTATCGTATTTGCTTGTCTGCAAGTCCTCCCCACCTGGGAGGATTTAGGAGGGGTTTTTACCCACCCCCCTCAACCGGTTCTACATACCATTTATCCGGATCCACATCCATTGCCATCTGGCAATCAATATCAAACAGGAAACGGATTCCAAAATTATGGTCCAGTTCATTCTGTATCAATGTGGCAGTTACATTCTCAATATCAAAGCCGTAAACCGGTGCTGTAGCTACACGCTTATCAGCTTTTATCCTGGCTAGTATATCATCACCAATTTCCTCCAGTGCATCCCAAACCTCATGTATCTTGGTATAATCACCCGGATCACTCACGTGGTCAATCAGAATAAATCCCCCTGAGCGTATTTTTATTGGGTTATCACTTTTAGCATCTCTGAAACCAAACCGATATCCCTCCAGTATAAATGCAGGATAGTTTATGTTGCTGAGCCCGGTTAACACTTCCTCAAGTTCAAACCGGTAAAAGTGTTTCTCCAGTTCAGTATGCTTTATGCTAACATGCTCCATGGCCAGCTGTTTGCAGTATGCTACAAACGCCGAAAACTTTTTATCCTTTTGCATTTTCCTTCATTTTTTTAGTGAGAAACCGTAAAACTGCATGAACCGATAAATCGAAATATTCTTCCTGGTGAATAATGTCATCGCCAACAATGCTTTCAAATATGGTCAGCCAACCGCTGGTCGATGGTTGTTTTGCTTCAGTAGTTGTTTCCGCCGGCCGCTGAAACAACAATGGATATAAATTACTAAGCCACTCTTTCAGTAAGCGGTAGTTAAGTGTAATAGCAATTTTTACTTCTTCCGGAAGCTCCCTGGAATTCTCTATATAAAGCTCGAGCTTTTCTGTATCAAATTTTTCTTTCTCCGGAAAATATAAACTACCCACAAATTTATTCAGGTGATCATCCCGCTCATTGGCAGGCTGAGCGGAGTCAAAGCCCACCCAATCCCCGTAAAATGTATCCACAAACATAAACTGTCCGAATGTCATTCCCTCCAGCCGTGGTCGTGGAGCTGCAAGCCCTTTCAGCTTCAGTATAAATTTGTACCATGGTTCAAAGCCTTCCGTAAAGGTTATCTGTTTACCAATGTTCCATATTTCAAATGCACTAAGTTTCTTTACCAGCTTTTTGGGTAAATCCAGAAACTCATGCAGGTAATCCGTTTCACCAATGTTAGCCTGTGCCAGTTTGGCAACTGCTATCAGCTGCCGCGCGTTCAGTTCCTCCCACCGTTCGGGTAGCTGCCTGATCACCATCCTGCGAAACCCAAACCATTTATATTCAATCGCCAAATCTTTCATAATACATTCAATTACTTGTCTTCAAGTCCTCCCCACCGGGGAGGATTTAGGAGGGGTTTTACACCCAAATACTCCTCTTCCCTGTATTATCCCTGTTCGGTAATATTCCCCTGGGTGCTGCATACTCGTTCCAGTCGCCCGAATATTCAAGCATAAAGGCTTTAACCGCTGCCAGGTAACTTTCGCCTATTCCCCGGTTTCGTTTTACAAGCAAGCCAATCCGCTCTTTTTCAGTCGGGCTCTTCACTGTATTGTCGGTGTTATTCGACATTTTACCTTCAAAAAATAATCCCCGGTCAGTAAGTTCAGCCCCTGAGTCTTCCATCAGCATGGCCGTAGCAATATACGCTATAGGTTTTTGAAGCAATGGCATTATTAGCTGAACCCTATCCGGCTGTGGTACTATCAGCATATTCCGCTTCAGGTAATCAAAATTTACGGTACCCATCAGTGGTTTTATGAACAGATCTTCAACTGCTATCATGTACGGGATCAGTCGCATAAATACCAACCGGCTGTTACCAATAAAGTATATGCTGTGAAATGTGGCTGTATTCGAAATAATTAATTCTTTAAGCTTGTCGTGCTCCGGGCTGGTATAGTACTCCAGGAAGTGATCCGGACGGGCTTCCAGCAGCTTCAGCATAGCATCAATTCCATTAAAGCCGGTTACCTTGAAGTAATCCCTGATTGAATCCTCCTGGTATTTAAATAGGCTCCTGATCTTCTCGCTTTCTATCCTTCTGAATCCGCCATCACTGATGTACGCGTTCAGCGTATCATACCCTATCCAGTATGCCAGGTGCACAAGGCTGATCCGGGCCAGGTTCAACAGCTCTGCCATCGATTCCTGTACATCCGTTAATGTTTCCGGAAGCGTTGTTTCCGAAAATTCATTAAGCTCAAGCATCATGTTTTCACCTAACGCCGGCAGCAGGTAGCCACGTTCCGCATTCTCCAGGTGAGGCTTCAGTTTGTTAAAGTCACTGGCCGAGCTTACCGGCAGCAGCTCTTTTATTTCGTCAATGGTTTTGATTAGCATGGTATAATTATTTTAAAATGCTTGTCTTCAAGTCCTCCCCAACGGGGAGGATTTAGGAGGGGTTTTTACTCGTTTACGAAAGTTTTTTAGTCGTTCCCGCCCCGGTATCCAGTGTAGTAAGTATCGTATTCCTGAAGCGCAATTGCACTCCCGTAACTCCATTGTATTGCAAAAATGCTTCCAGTGGATCCAGCAGGTTCTGCCGGTCGAGCCAGGCATTAGCAATATTTACCAGGAAGGCTTCCCGGATGTTGCTTCCTCCCTGGTTACCCGAGTAAACGCCGCCAGGCATACCGGCGCCCAGCACATTCGGGTTAAGCATCATGGCAAACATTATTTCGCTGTTGGCAGCTGCAGATGTAACAAGCCGGTCACCTTCTTTGCTTTTATTGTCCAGGGGAGTAATAATCCACTGCTCTTCAGTTTTGCCATTGTTTGGATTAATGGCAAACATGGTGAAAATTGGTTTGTCAGCATTCTCCTGGCTGCAAATGTTTTCCTCAATGGCATCCATATACGTTTCAATGGCGGCCTTCCGGTCCTCTGTGGTTTTAAAATCTTCTTTCGGAAATTTCTGATCCCAGAAAGCATAAGGTATTTGTACATGCCATTTCCATGTTACCTGGTTAGCATAGGCTTTCAGCAGGAATTTAGGTACCACCCTGGCCACATCTACCCATCCGGCCAGGTAGGCGCTCCACCATATCGGTTCCGGATAGTAATCGTTATTACTCCAGCTATCCTTTATGGCATATACAACTGATTTTCCTTTCAACTGGTTAGCCCATTGCCTGCGCTGCAGGTCGGCTATTGGATCGTAATTGTCGAGTAAATCAAAAGTTTCGTATTCGCCGGCTTGAAGTTTATGCGAAACTTTACCCTGGGACAAGGTATTTTCCCGGTAGAAGTAACCGGGTACGATGAGCAGGGAAATGAACAGCTGAAGGTGATCAACAACAAAGAGCTGACAGC